CGCACCGCGTAGCGTTCATATTCCGCGATCGCGTTAATGGACGTTTCGAAACGTTCCTCGGTTCCGTCCTCGTACATCACGACGCCGCGGCCACGCGCGAGCGGCATGGCTAACTACTCGCTTTCGCGCTCGAGCTGCGCGCGGTCAGCGTCCCATCCGTCCGCACCGGGTCACCGATAACCGGCAACTCGAAATCGGACGTAATCTGTACGCCGGCGTCACCGCCGATCGGCGCCGGACGGAGCTGCACCGTCCCGGTGTATTTGGTTCCCTCCGCGGTGTCCGGCGTCCAATCGAACGCGACTTCCTCGAGCGCATGATCCATCAGGTAGTTGAGGAACGAGGTAGGGCCGGCGCCGAAATCCTGAATCGCGGTACCGGTGAGATTCCACGCGACCGTTGCGAGCGGCGCCGGCGCCGGTTCCGCCAACGTCGGCGTTCCGTCCTCGTCGGAAATGTCCGGCTCGAGCGCAACGTTCGCAATCTGATAGCTGTAATCGTTGGTTGCGATCGTCAGCGTTCCGGGGCCAAGCCGGGAGTCAACCAGCCCTGTAGCAGCCATTAGCCTGTTACCTCCATCGTTACGGTGACAACCGCGGCTAGCTCGAGCGCCGGCAGCGGTTCTAGGTTGACGTTTCCCGACCATTGGCTAGGCCGGTATTCCGCGATCGACAGCGCGCGCGCTACATCGTCGGCGAGCGCGTAGATCCGATCACGCGCGAGAACCGCATTGATCGGATCGCCGGACACAACGAGAACCGGAACGCTGTAGGTCGCGCTCGAGAGGCCGCGCGCCGTCAGCGAGGGGAGACCGACAAGGACGCCGATCGGTTGCGGGAAAAACGCGCCGGCGTCCTCGGTCGCGTCTATGCCGTTGTCCTCGAGCTGCGCGAGAACGCCGGCGATCGCTTGAATGGCGCCGATCACCGCGTTAACGCTCACCCGATCACCGGCCGGCGCCAACCGAGTAGCCGCATGATTTCCGCGCGGCGCGGCCCGAGCGCGTCATACAACGTCGTCTCGTCACCGTAGCCGGCATAACCGGACGGAGCGTTACGCGACTGGAACACTTGCGCGGCCCACATGATCGCGCCGGCGTGAACATCACCGCCGGGAGTGAACGCCGGCGGATCACCCGTAAGCAAGTCGCTGCGGCGGTGTTCAACCGCGACCCGCACCGCCTCGGTGCAAAGGTCAATCCGCCCCGCCTCATCCGGATACGGAACATCGAGGTAGGTCGCGACTTCCTGCGGGGTGATCCACGCCGGCGCGCTCATTCGGTTCTACTTCTTGACCGCGGTTGTCGGAGCGGCCGCGGCGGTCACCGTGACGGCGGACAGCTTGAGCCGTTCGGCCGGCCAATCGGTATCGAACAGCCCTTCCCCGACAACGGCCAGCTCCACGTTAAGCGCGCCGATCGCGTTCGCGGTCAGCCGCACCGGTTCGGTAACGCGCGCGTCCACCGCGCGCCGGGTCGCAAGCTGCGCCTCACCCGCGGCGAGCGCACCGGACGCCACAATCGGGATCCCGGCGAACGTGGAGGTAAGCAGCCCGCCGGCGGAAACGCCACCGGCGGCCGCCGCTTTGTCGAGCGCGTTTTTGTCGGCAAGATCGCCCCAAACGTCCGGCGCGACGATGATTACCTCCGGCGAGCGCTTGCAGGCAACCCAAAACTCCGCGATGCCGGCGCCGAGCGTTGTCGAGAGGCCGGCCGGCGAATCGGTCAGCTCGCCGTAGACCTTCGCCTCTACGTCGTAATAGAAATCCTGCACGGCCTCGCCGTAAATCTCATCGATGATGGAAGGGTCGGAGCGCTGCACGACCACCCAGGAAATCGCGCCGGCCCAATCCCACCGCTGCACGGTCGCGGATTGGCCGCCGATCACGACCTTTGTGGAAGTCGCGTCCGCGTCCACGGTCGCGGCCCACGCGCCATCCGGCGGGGTTGTCCAAACCGGCTTATTCACCTGCAAGCCGACACCGGGAAGCGGCCGCGAACGGAACGCCTCGAACAGCGGCCGCGGCGTCACCTTGCCACCGAGTACGTCGCGCTCATACGTCGGCGGTAGCAGCCCGGTTACATCGGTGGAAATGCTTTCCGTCAGCGCGGCGAGCATGCGCACCGCGTCCGCTTCGCCATGCTGCGCGCGAATCGTGAGCCGGACATACTCGCCGGCGGAAAGGTCGCGCCGGCGGTCGCGCTCCGCGACCATGATCCGCGGCGCGGCGGCCTCGGTTCCCTGCATAGTTCCGTCCTCCTCGGTTGGTTCCGCCGGCGCGCCGCCGGGGGTTGCTTCCTCGTCCTCGCCGGCGTCCTCGTCGGCGTCCTCGTCCGGTTCCTCGTCCGGTTCCTCGTCCGGTTCCTCGTCCGGTTCCTCGGTAGTGAGCTGCGCGGCCACGCGCTCCACTTGCGCGCCGGCGAACGCCGGCACCGCGACTAGCGAAACCTCGTAAACGTCCGCCGCGGTAATTTCGATCGCCCCATCGGACGCCGGCCGGCTATCGCGAATCTCGAAACCGATCGACAGTCCGGCGCGCGAACCGCTGCGCGCTTGCTCGAGCGCGCGATCCCCGTCCTCGGTTCGATCAACCCGGAACGAGGCGCGCATCCCTTCGCCGGAATCGGTTAGATCGGTGAGGACGCCAACCGGCCGGTTTGTATCGTGGCCGAGTAGCAGCGGCGTAACCTCGCGCGCGCGCCGCAACGAGAACGGCGCGAACCGGTAGTCCACGCCGGCGAGCTGCGCGGTCTCGTTGTAGGGGAGCGCGACACCTTCGATAAGCCGGCGCGCGGTGTCGGCCGCGGCTACTTGCAAGTCCAAACGGAGCATGGCTACACCTTTCCGGGGGTTAGATCGCCGGCGGTGGACGCCGGGATACCGAGGTACGCGCGCGCTTCCTCGCGCGAGATAACGTCCGCGGCGTAGAGCTGTAGCGCGTAGTCCGCGGCCGCCTGCGGATCGGAACGTAGGAACGTCTGAATATCGAACGCGATCGTTTGGCCGTTCGGCGTCACCGCCGGCAGCGATAGCGTTTCCTCGATCGTCCGCAAATGCGGCGCGACAGCATCGGAAACGAAAATCGCGAGCTGCGAAGCAAGGTTCGAGTAGAGCAGCGCGGACGCGTTACCGGACGGACTCGCGCCGATCATCGCCACCGGAACGTTGAACAGCCGCGCGCAATCGGTCGCGGCGATCGCGCGCGCCTCGAGTAGCTGCAAATCGTGAGGGTTGATCGCCGTTCGCTCATAGGTGATCCCTTGCAGGAACGCGACTTGATGGGTGGCGCGCGCGGTCTCGAACCGCTCCACGATTTCGGCGGCCTCATCGTCACCGAGTTCGGTTCCCTCGTTATTGAGAACGCCGGCCGGTAGATCAACGTCCGCGAAGCGGCGCGCGGCGGCCTCGATCGCGAGCGCGCTACCGATCGTCCGCCAACCCGTCGAGAGAATGCCGGGAAACGCGGAATCGAAACGGACGATAAGGGACGGATCCACAGTGTCGCGCTCGCCGCGAACGCTGTAGCCGATCAACCGCGAATAGGCGCCGGAATCGTCCTCCACTTCCGGGGTAACGTCGTCATGGGGAATCCAGCGCGCGCGGATCGGAAAGCCGGCGGGGTTGCGCTCGCTCGAGGCGCCGTCAAACGCGAGGACGCGCCAATAGGCGCGACCGTAAAACAAAATGTCGTCGATCGTTCCGCCAAGCGTGGCCGGCCAAATCGAATCCGGATCCGGTTGGGTTAGCAGCGGCCCCGGCTCGAGCCGCTCGCCGGCGCGGTAACGGTAGACGCCCATTTGCACCGCGGCGCCCACGATCAGATTCCGGCAAGCCGCGATCGACGGCACCGTTAACGCGGCGTCACGCGAGACCGCGCCATAGGGCAGCGGATCCCATTGGGCTACCTCGAGCGTCGTACCGGACGGATAGCGCGGCGGCACGATCGGCGTCCGGCGCGGATTCAACTCCGCACGGCGCCGAAACGGAAGAACGCTCACCGCTCGAGGATCCCGCGCCGGCGCCGGCGCGCGCAATACCGCGATTGCGTAGAGCTAGCGCGCGGCGAGGACTACGGCCGGCTTGCGGCGCGCCTCTGGCCGCAATTCGTGGCCGATCGCCCATACCATCGCGCGCGCAAGGAAGATCGGCCCCGAGCTGTCGCGCGAGCTGAGAACCGTTCCGCGATCCGGAACGCTCACGGTCGCGGCCGATAGGACTTGCTCGCGAAGCTGCGCGTTTCCGTCATGGAGAATCCGTCCCTCGGTCGCGGCCGCGATCGTCGGCCCATAGGCCGAATACTGTTCGGCCATGCCGACCTTCACCGCGCGGACGCCGCGCAACGAGCCGGGGATATGGCCGACAAACGCCGGCGAGTGAAGCAAGGTCAAGCCGCGCCGCTCGCGCGCTAGCCGCTCGAGGAAGTCCCATAGCTCGCGGCGCGAGCTGTAGACGCCGGCGGTAACCGTGACGTTGCCGTCATCGCCGGCGATCGCGTGGACGTAGCCATAGGGGAAACCGGAAACGTGCGCCTCGATCGCGACCGTTCCCGCCGGCGCCGGCGGCAGCTCGAGCGTTGTCCGCTCGCCGGCTTTCCACTGTGACGCGGATAGCCACGCGCGCGCCGAACGGATCCACTGATTGAGGTACTGAATCCGCCACGCGTTTTCCGGCGTTGTCGCAAACGCATGCTCGAGCGCTTCGATTCGGCCGCGCGACCAATGCGGCGAAGCGGCGCGCCACGCCTCACGATCGGCTATGTCCGCGTCCGCCGGCGCCGACCACTCGAGTAGCAGAATGCGCGCGCTATCGGGATCGGTCATTTGCTCGAGCGCGGCTCCGCGATCCTCCGCGAGCAGCGCGGAACCTCCATCGCCGGCCGTGGACACTAGAACGAGCTGCGGCGAGGCGCGCTCGAGCATTGTCGGAGCGATCGAACCGTCTACAACGTCACGCGAGACCCGCCACGCCTCGTCAACGAGACCGAGGCAAACCGACCAGCCGATACCGCCGTCTAGGTTCGAGGCCGCCACGCGCCAGCTCGAGCCGTCCGCCAGCTCTATCGCTTCCTGCCCATTGGCGCGGCGAACCTTCGCGCCTATCGATTCCTCGAGCTGTCGCGCGGCCTCGCTCCAAATCAAGCCGGCGGTGGCGCGGAGGTTCGCAACGTGGAGGATCGTTTGCGGTTCGCGGAATAGGTCAGCCGCACCGAGGCGCCACGCGCATAGGCCGCGCGTGGCTACGGACTTCCCCGATTGCCGGCTAACCGTCACGATCACGCGCCGCCACCTAAGCGAACCGTCCTCGCGGTGTTCCAAAATGCGCTCGAGCGCGTAGGCTTGCCACGGCCGTAGCTCCGATCGCAGGTATTCGCGGATCCAACCGCGCGCTTCCGCGCCATAGGAACCGGTAACGTCCGCCGGCCGTGGAGTCTCGAGGCGCGCCGGCACAAGTTCCACCGATTCATCCGGCCTCGATTTTCCAGGGGATTTTAGGGAGAGATTCGGCGGC